AAACCGCAAACAACGTGGTAGGGGAAATCCCCCCCACATCAGCGGCAGAACCCTAACCCTAACTCCCCCCCTTCAACCATCATTTTTTTATAAAATTGAAATAAAAATTATAAAAAAATTATACGGGTATTCAGCCGAACCCTAACTTCAACCCCGCCCCCATCAAAAAATAAAATTGATTTAAAATATCCTAGAAAAAAAGTACACTATCCCGATGACCGATAAAAGAAAATTGAATAGAAATAAAAAAAAAATTGATTGCAATTATCAAGAAAATATCATGAGCAAAACTTCAACGGATATGATCTATACAGCAAGGAAATCTAATACTTCAACGGATAGTTGCAAACTTGCAACAAAAAATGCAAAAAATAAAAAAAATGTTGCAAAAAACGAACAAAAAAGAGCAAGGTTAGGGTTGGATGGAGGAGATGGTACAATTAAATTGATTTGCAAATCTCCTAGTAAAAAATGTAAGCATACAGATAAAACATTAACGGATATAATGAATACTCCGATAGATCTAAATAAATTGAAGTACTTTTATGCTAATCATAACAAGGTAGAATCTAATTTCCATGCGTGGAATGTGGATAGTGAAGGTAATATTATCGATGACTACAAAAATCCTAACACAGAATGTGGGAGGGCATTAGCGTTGATAATGAAACTACACGGGATGACCTCATTAGTATATGAGCCATTCAAAAAGAAGAAGTGTAAACAATATAAGATATTACTTAATAAATATACCACATTTGCTGATGAATATGAGCCATTCAAATATTATATGAAATATGGAGATCACACAGAAAAGGTAGGTAGATGCCTACAAAGAGCGTGGATAGGAAACTATTTCAATAATTATAAGGTAGTTATTGGAATGGTTTATATGGTGGATAAAAAAGGAAATAGGATTGCTGTGGAGGGAGATGAAGTAAATGATGATAAGTTTTGTAAAAAGCATTTGGCGTTGGCTTTGGATGCATTTATGAACTCCCGAATCAAACTGGCAGAATGGAAGGATGTTGTGATGTTCTTTGCTAATAATGAAGAGTTAGTAAGAACATTAGAACCTATCATCATTCAACAGAAGAAACAATATCTCCGTGTAAAGTTAGGGTTGAGGCGATAAGAAAATTGAATTAAAAATATTATAAAAAAAATGTTGATATTCACGGCTTATATGAAAATTGAAGTAAAATAATCACTAATAAAATCATATCATTCACGGAGGGATAAGAAAATTGAAGTAAAATAATCACTAATAAATCCCCGTTATGACGGGGCTGCTCCACGTAACAAAGACTACTTAAACCTACTAAAACAAAAACTACTATGTCTAACTACACTACCTACAAGTTCAAATGCGGAGATGATGAAGCGGTTGAGCGTATGTTGGAGAAGACGCAAGAGGAGGATACATGCTGTAAAGGATATTGGGATGAAAACGGAGATTGGATTATGGATTTGGAAGGAGATGTATGGACTTATAACTCCGAAGAAGAACTACCTACTTTGCTCTACCTTTATATTGATAATAAGGAAATATGGGAAACCATAGGATATTTTGAGGAAAGAGAAAGGGGAGTTGGGTTTGACTATACGGGTGAGCCTATCCGTGAATATGATCCCGATGATTTTGTGGAGGGACATATTTGGCTCAACAGAAATAACGTCCGCCTCACCCCACAAAACAATCCACAAAACCCACAAGAAGATTAAATTAAAAAATTGAAATAAAATATTCATAAAAAAATAAGTGATATACTCCCCGCAACTGCGGGGCTGCATCACGTAACAGAATGAGTACTTTGAATATGAACGCTATGCCTATACATCAAGGGATGAAGACTATGCCTATTGAGGAGTTGAAGCAAAGAAAAGTTATATTTATGATTTGGACTGGAGATCAAGAAGATAAGGATTTATTGAATGATATTTTAAGAAAATCACATGCCCTAAATATAAAATGGAATATAGTTTTCAAAGAAGCAAGTGATGGAAGACTACTTACATTAATAAAACAAGATGCTTTTGAAGCACTCAAACGTGGAGGGTTTGAGTTTTAAGAAAATTGAATTAAAATATTCATAAAAAATTAGTGATATATCCCCGCATCAGCGGGGCTGCATCACGTAACAATACCTAACCTTATATATATAATGAGTATTATTAGCACACAGCACAGCATCAAACACCGCTCCGTAGCAAATGACGTGTTTATTACACCACGCCCACTGGCAAAAGAGCATATTGATATTGTTAGTAAAATATTTGTAGAATATCATACTGCTCCTCATAGTTGGAGTACTATGGATCACATGACCATATTAGATCCGTGTAGGAATAATGAGAATGGTTCATATTACGGACAACTATGCTATGAACGTGATTATCCCGATGAAAAAATCTTTCCATATTATGCTATTAGGGATATGGAAGTTGATTGGTGTGAGATTAGTGAAGGAAGAGATTTCTTCAAATATACACGCTCCGTTGATATTGTTATGGGGAATCTTCCATTCAGTCTATGTGATAAATGGTTGGAACATAGTGTTAAGTTGAATGCAAAATTAATCTCATATTTGATGCCCGTTTATTCTCTCACAGCAAAAAGGTTGGAAATGATGGAAAAGGCTGGATATTATTTAGTAAATATGCATCAGTTCAAATGGTATGTCTGTAATGGGATGTGCTGTTTTGCTACATGGATGGCTGTTGATGATAAAAATTGTGGAGAACAACTACATACTATTAAGCCTTTCACATTCAACAGAAAAGTATGGTATAATGTTGATGAATGGGAGAAGAAAAAGAATCGTGAAATGTTGAGGAAACATAAGAAGGAAGCAAAAGAATTGGCGGCGTTTTTGAGAAAAAAGAAACGTGAAATGGTAAGGGCACAGAAAAAATGGAAAAAAATAAAGGATAAATGTTTGAAGAAAATTGAAATTGGCGTGACGCTGATTATTTAGGAAGATCATTTAGGAAAAACATACCTCAATATACTATAAAATTGCCTCTCTGCCTTAACGGGTGGAGAGGCTGCTTCACGTAACAACACTCCTTTTTCCTTATAATATTATAATTAGTATCTACTTAAAGACAAGAAATTATAATATTATAGTATAGTATAGAAGGATGAGTGGATTAAATAAAACCGCAAGAATAATTGTAAAAAGAGGAAGCAAGACTTTCATACGCAAAGTAAAGGGTAAATGGAAAAATCTTACAGATGATTACAACAAGAAACCAGTATTTTATAAGCCGAAGGATTCACCACTAAAAATGATTTACAATAAACAAGAAGTTAATGTAATGTATGGTGGTGGTTTCAGTAAGAAGTTTAAAAAATTATTGAGGAAGGCTGTAAAGGATGGTAAGAGATTTTCATTACCCCGCATACAAACTTTTAAAGATTTAGCGATCAATAAAGCGGGAAATATTGTTGATAAGGCAAAAGCAGTTGTAGATTATCAACATAATTTCAACGTGAAGATTGCTCTAAAAAAACCTAATGTACCAGCATTTGTAAAAGAGTTCAGTTTGGAATACAGATCAAAAAGCAGAAGAAGAAGTCTAATAAGGCAACGTCAATTGATAGAAGAGTTGATTGCTGAATTGGAAGATGAATATGAAGATGCTTATGTTGCTGATGATGATGCTGATAAATTACAAAAGAAAATGTTTACAGAAAATATTAATTCATTATTTGATCCTCCCGCACCTTCACTTATCAGAGGTGGATTTGTGCCCGATGATAAATATTGTGATGATAAACAAGTATGGGATACAAAAAAAGGTAGTTGTTTCTATGATTACCTTAATCACTTATACGCTACTCCTATGAAGAATGGAAAATGGAATAGTAAAGTGCCTAAAAGATTAAGAATTACATGTATGCATAAAAAAAGAGTTTGGGAAGAACTACACGGGATGTATGGATGTTTTGATGAAGAACATACTGATTGGGCTGTGTCTGTTGATATGATTGAGAGATTTTGTAGAAGATTTGAAATAAATTGTTATTTAATCAATCAAGATGACGAGTTTATTTTCCATTATAATAAAGGAAATAAATATACTCCGTCTATATTCTGTAAGATTATTGACGGGCATTTAAATCCTATAATTGATGCATGGAAGAGAAAGAGTTTGACTAAAAAAGCACAAGCATCAAAAAAGGCAAAAAAGAAGAAGAAAGAAGATCAAGAAGAAAAAGAAGATTATGAATTGAAGGTAGAACGTGTACCCGTGCCTTCCGATAATGAAAAGAAAAATATGATGGATATAATGATTAAGAAAATGAAGGAAACTGGCAAGATGCCTAAACCCTTTACACTGGGATTCGATAAAATGAGTATTCATACATTCGCATTAGATGATGTGAAATATGTTTATGATACAGAAGAGATGAAACTGGCAGAAGACTTTTATGAAAATGTTGAAGATAAAGCATGGAATGGAAGAGGCTTAAAATCTTATGGTATTAAAATGTTTAATGCTTCAAAAGAACTTTTCCACGCAAAAAGTAGAATGTCCCCCGATATATATTCATTATTCACTAATAAACAAGTGAAGGATAGATCACATAGGGGATGGTTGTGTGGAAGTAATTATAGTGAAGAAGTAAGTAAAGATACTATGGGATTTGATATTAATAAAGCATATACTGATTGTGTGCTTAATCCTATTGATAATTGGTATGTATTGGGCTTCAATAGTGTTTGGGTGAAGTTTCAAAAAAATCAAAAAATTACTGATGGATTCTATTATGTTGAAACTGATGATATTACATTATTTCACAAAACTAATATTTATTCAAAAGCAATTGTAAAATATGGATTTCTAAAAGGCATAATTACAAAAAGCAATATAAAATATCATTTGAACGTTGTAGCAACAAAAAAGAAAACTTTATTTCATAAGTTGTTTGATGATTATATGAATGAAGGAGGTATGAAGGTTGGAAAGTTCTTATGTAATCTTACAACGGGATTGTGTGGTAAGATGAGTAAAAAGAAGATCACAGCAAAATTGTCTACACAATTCAGCGATGTAAATAATTATTTGGATAAAAATAAAGATGTATTCATTCAATCCTATCCTATGGAATATGAAAATGAAGATAAAGAAGAAGAAGAAGAAGATGATGATTTGGTTGGAAAATCTAATGTGAAAAAATATTTATACATTTACGGGCAAGAGTTCGAAGCCCCGTTGATTGATAATCATTTACCATTATACGTTCAAATACTGGACAACATGAACATAAGACAATATGAGATGATGAAGAAGTTTCTAAAAAAGGATGTGTTTGCTGATATTACATCATATCCTATTTACAGAAAAGTTGATATGTTTGCGTGTGATAAACAATATTTGAGAAAAAACTGGCAAGATAAATTATCTAATAAAATTGGTGGCTACAAAATGGAAATACCTAAAAAGTTTTATAGATCATCTTATGATTTTAGAGGATTAAATCAAATGAATACCTACACTGGAGAAGTGTATAATAATGTGGATAATTTAATAAATAAATCATTTATTCACAGAAAAACACCGATTATTGATATTCAAGATAGTAAAGATTGGGAAAAAATTGAGAAATATATGTTTGGTGATTATAAATATTACGCTTCTACAAATAGTAGTACATATTCTCCTCCATCAAAAAGTATGTGTATTTGTATCACTGGTGATGGTGGAACTGGCAAATCACATATTATTAAAAAAATTAGTGAAAATCATTCACCATTAAAATTAACATTCACAAATAAAGCAGCGATGAATATTGACGGCAAAACTTTTCATAGGGGTTTGGGATTGAATAAACGTATGGAAATGCCCGTTGAAAAAATTGATAGTATTTGTAGAAAACATGATTGTATTATTGTTGATGAGATCAGTATGAATGCAAGTTGGGCGTGGAACTATATTATATGGCTCAAATATCTAACAAGATTACCTATATTATTGTGTGGTGATTGGGGACAAGTTGAACCCGTTGAAATGATTAACAATCCTTATCTAACATACGCAGATCACCCTAGAGTGAAAAATCTAATTAAATATGAAGCAGAATTAATTGTGAATCATAGAGTGGGTGAAGGACAAGAAGAGTTTGCAAAATTATTACATGACAATAAACATAATATGAATATGATTAATAAAAATGATTTTGCCCCTATGGATGATGTTGATGAACTGGTCACAAAACATATTTGTTATTTGAATAAAACAAGAAAAATGGTAAATCTATTGGTGAGTGAAGAAGTGATTGAAGCAAGAAATATTAAAGATGTTTATGAGATTGAACCCGCTGGAAAAACAGATGAAGATGAGTTTTATGCTGAACCATATATGGAGGCAAAAGAAGATAAATCATCAAATCCTACACAGAAAATAAAAGTGTTTGTTGGTACACCTATGACGGCAAGAGTTAGTGAAAGTAATGATGAAGGTAGGACACATGAATTAATTAATAATGAAGAATGGATCATAGAAGAAATAAATGATAAAAAAGTTAAATTGAAAAGTTTAGAGAGAAAAGATAAATATTATGAAATAGACACAAAAAAATTACAGAGTAAGTTTTTAGTAGGTTGGGCTATAACTACACATAAAGCACAAGGACAAACAATCAAACAAAAGATAATGATTTGGGATTGGGCTTTTATGAATACAAAATTAAGATATACTGCTATGTCCCGTGTGACTAAAAAATCAAATGTATATATCAAACCTACCTATAAGTTTTAATAAATAATAATATAATGTTTGTATTATTATATATATGTGGAAAGGCATAGCAGAAGAAAGCCCACTGGGGCAAAAAGCAAAAAAAGATAAGACTATTGTTTACACAAAACATACTATGGCTAAAAATCTAATTAAAAAACATACTTTTTTTAATGAAGGTGATGTAGTAATGAATAGTACCTATGGTGATGGAGCATTCTATGTTAATCTACCCGATCATGTTCAAAAGCATTATTGCGAGATAGAAGAAGGCATAGATTATTTAGATAATGAGATTGAAGTAGATATTACATTAGATAATCCCCCATTTTGTCCCCGTAAATTATTTTGGGCGTTCATGCAGAAGGCTATGGAAACAACACGGAGAGAAATATATTGGTTAATAAATATGGGTTCAGTTAATGCTTTTACACCTAAAAGATTAGATGAAATGAAAAATAAAGGTTGGTTTATTAAATCATTTCACATTACACAAGATAAGCGTTGGTATGGTAGATATGTATGGGTTCGAATCACAAGAAATGAAGCGGATAATATTTTTAGTTGGGAGAGAAAAACATATTGATATAGTATATATGAGTTATACAATAACCGCCTATTCAAGAAGACAAGCAAAAAAATTAGGAGTTATTATTAAAAGATCAACTAACAAAAAGAAAAAGATTGATGTTTTTAAAAAGGTAAAAGATAAGGATGGTAAAATGAAACTAAAAAAACTGGCATCTATTGGGGCTATTGGCTACGGAGATTTTCCCACATTTACAAAAACAAAAGGTAAGGAGTTTGCTAATAAAAGACGTGCCGCATATAAAAAAAGACATGAAAAGGATAGACATATCAGAGGGACAGCGGGTTATTACGCTGATAAAATATTATGGTAATTGAAAAAATAATAATATACTATTAATTATATATGCAAAGTTATAACGCTGGATTAGGTGCTTACGCTCAATCTGCCGCACAAATTAATAGTAATTTAGGTGCTTATAGAAGTGATGTTGATAATATTAAAGCACAGAATAAACAATTGATGCAATCAGCAGAACAAACTATCGATTTAGATGCCCTTAAAGGATTAGGGGAAGAACTGGCAGTCAGAGGATTTAAACAAATGGTAGGTAAATATGGTTCTAAACTTTATGAATACAAAATACCTAAACTCAATAAATCTGTGGGTGATTTAGACAGAGAAGGTACAGAAGGATTAAAAAGAATGGGAAGACGTGCTTTTAATAGGGCACGTGGATATGATCCCGAAGGTGATGTAGAAGAAACTGGTGAGGGTGTAGAAATGGATACATTTAGCACTAATAGTAGAATGGGTGGTGCTGGTAATTCATCTGCTGAAACTATGGAGGATGGTGGTGGTGATATGGTTGAAGATAATATGGCTGATGACGCATTAGTAGATGGAGAAGACCCTATGACCAGTATGAGTTTTGAAGATTTTATGAATCAATTTAATACTCCTATGACCGACACTGGAGATATTGATTTTGAGAGAAGTTCAAATCAGATCAATATGGGACAAGAAGATATGCAATCCCGTCAATTACAACGTGAAGGAATAAATGAAGAACGTGAACGTGGAGATATGCAGAATGAAGATACTAACGCACATGATGGAGATAGAGAAGCAGAACGTGGAGAAGAAGGAGGTGAAAATGAACCATTAGAAGACACAGCAGAAGGATTGGAAGGTGATGCTGGTGATTTAGCAGATGGGGCAAGATCAGCATTAAGTGATGCAACAGAAGGAGCAAGTGATGCTTTGGGAGGACTGGCAGAAGGTGGATTAGCAGAAGGTGCTGATACTGCTGCCGCAGCGGGTTTGGAAGCCGCTGGAACAGCATTAGATGCTACTGGTGTCGGTGCTATTGTAGGCATACCCCTACAAGTTGCGGGAGCAGTTTTGGAGGGAGGAGCACTTTATGAAGCGGGAAAAAGTGTTGTTGATTGGTTCGAACAAGATATATTAGGAATGAAACCACCCGCACCACAATTGAAAATACCTAAAATGCCTCCATCAATAGCACAGCGTGGTTTGCTCTTAACCCCTAATTTAGATACTATTGATACTCAAACTGGTTATGGCGGTTCATTCTAAAAATATTTTCTATGCGATAATATATATATGGAGAATATTAGTATGACTAATGGAGAATATATTAAAAAATTAATTGAGATGGAAGAATTATTATATGAAAAGTTTAGAGAGGCTCAACAAATGAAGCAAATAAAAATAGAAGAAATGCTACAACGTGGAGAGATTAGGTGCAATAATTGTAAATCAAAAGTTAGAAAAATCAGTAATTCATATTTTATAAATTATTGTTGTGAAACATGCCATAAATCAAATGATATTGAAAAAAAGAATAGACAGAATATTTATTTGAAAGTTGGAGAGAAATATAAAAAGCAGAAATATAACCATAATGGTTGGTGGTTCAAAAAAATAAACTCTTAATTTATATTATTATATGGAGCAAAATAATAATATAAAATGGACTAATAATTTGGAAGCATATTTGAAAGAAGTTGGCGAACATTCATTATGTTTATCTATGTTGCACAAATCATGTGAAGCAAAATATTCACATAAGGCACTATGTATTGACTTACCCGTAATTATTCTCTCCACTATCTGCGGATCATTAACATTATCAGCAAAGAATCTATTTGGAGAAAGTTATGAAGATGATGCATTAAAAATAGTTGGTGGATTATCATTAGTAACAAGTACACTGGGAACAATTCAAGCATATTTTTCATTTAGCAGAAGAGCAGAAAATCACAGAAATAGTTATTTGGAGTATGCTAAACTATATAGATTTATTAAGGTAGAATTAGGATTACCACGTGAGAGCAGAATACGACCGAAAGATTTATTAAAATTAGTAAATGATAATTATGAAAGATTAAATGAACTATCACCATTAGTTGATAAAAAATCAATTAGTTCATTCAGAGGCAAATATAAAAGATCTACTATTGAACGTCCGCCTATTGTAAATGGATTAGAAGAAATAGGTATTTACAAGGATGAAGAATTAGAAGAACAAATTAATTTGGTAATTAATCCTACGGAATCGGCAACCCCATCTCAAAATAATAATACGGAAGATTTAATAGTGTAGCCTCCTCATCTTCCATTTCTAATTGAAACAATAACCATTCGGAATCTAAATCATCTTCATCTTCTTCTTCATGGAGAGAAATTGTTGGTTCTTCAATTATTTTTAACATACTATCACGTATTGGAAATAATCCAGTTTTCATTGCAATAAAATGTGGTGGTGATTGTTTATATCCTAATATTTTTAATTTTAATTCTACTGGCAATTTTCTCATAATTTCAGTCATCATTTATATATTTCTCTCCATTATTTTTTTTGCAATCTTTTCTCACAGATTTCAAAATGTTTATCATTCAATTCAATCCCTATAAAGTTGCGGTTCATGTTCAAACAAGCCTCACCCGTTGAACCACTACCCATACATATATCTAAACAAGTATCTCCCTCATTCGAATAATATTTTAATAAATGCTCCATTATTTGTACTGGTTTTTCAGTAATACCACATTTCCATTTATTTTTATTATGAACGTTGCCGCAATTTATTACATTTAATGGTAGTTTGGGTTCATAATATCTTTTAGTATAACTATCTACTCCACTTCTACCTAAAATGCCGCCATTTATTTCATTAGGTAATTCTTTTTTTACTTTATGATATTTAAATACATTATATGTAGGGCGTTTTTTATAAAACACTAAAATATATTCTGTTGCCTTTCCGAACATATATTTCATATTCATAGGATTAGTTGATTGATTTTTGATCCATGCTATATCATATTTGAACCATTTTGGCTGTGAATTAATTAATGTTGCCGCAAATCTCATATCAGCAAACATAAATACTGGACAATTCTTTTTTCCTACACGCCATATTTCTCTCCACATATCATTTAAATTAATAGCATGATCCCAGTTTGTATTTTCTCTTTTCTTTTTGTGAAACATACCATAAGGTAAGTCTGTAATAATGATGTCTACACTGGAATCTTTTAAATCTTTCATTTTTGCTATACAATCTCCGTGAATTAATTGAACCGACATATATTATAATGAAACATAATATTTTATTTTTCTCTCCATTAATATATATCAAATGCCTTTTCAAATAAAAAAAGTTGGAGAGAAATATAAATTATATCGTATTAAGCAGAAATCATTTGTGAATAAAGAATATAATTCAAAAGATGCAGCAATTAGAGCGGGTAAGGCTATGATGAGATATAGGGGAGAGAAACCTATTTTAAAAGGCAATAAATTATTGCATCAAAAAAAGAAAGAATTAACTAAATCACAAAAAAAAATGATGGAAAAACATAAGGAGCATCATACGGCAAAACACATGAAAATGATGACTAAATTAATGTTAGAAGGAGATAGTTTTAAAAAAGCACATGATAAAACGATGAAAAAAATAGGAAAATAATTATATTTAGATATATTATAATATGCCTATGGGTACGGGAAGTTATGGATCTAAAAGGGGTCGTCCCCCTATGAAGAAGCAAACAAAGAAAGATAAAGCAGATGAACGTAAAGCGATGAAAGGACGTAAAAAAGGTACTAAATCTAAAACACGTAAAGGTGATAAAGATTTTACAACTAAAAAAGGAGATAAAGATTTTCACGAGAAAGGAAAAGATGTAAAAAAAGCACGTATGCCTTACAGACAATTTGTAAGTAAGCATAGAAAGGCTGGTAAAAGTATGAAAGAAATTGGTGCTATGTGGAGAAAATTAACAAAAAAATAAATATCATGATAAATTATATAATGCCTATTTGTGTGAAAAAAAGTACAGAAAGTGTGCGTGAATATCATATTCGTAAATGGAAGCAAACAAAAGATGCAAAATTAAAAGAAAAACGTAGACAGCATTTAGTGGCTGCTGGTTGGTTATAATAAAATCTCTCTATAATATAATGTCTAAACCCGCTGATAAAGCATTATATGATAGGATCAAAAAAAGAGTGGTAAAAAGAATACCTAAACATTCTGCATATAGAAGTGGTATAATTGTGAAAGAATATAAAGAAGCATTTGCTAAAAAATATGGTAAAAAGAAAAAAGCATATTTAGGAAAGAAAACAAAAGAAGGATTAAGTAGATGGTTCAAAGAAGATTGGAAAAATCAACGTGGAGGAAAAGGCTATAAAAAGAAAGGAGATATATACCGCCCTACAAAAAGAGTTAGTAAAAAAACACCCGCAACTATGAGTGAATTATCGAAAAAAGAAAAAGAAAAAGCCATGAGAGAGAAAAAGAAAACTGGCAGAGTAAAAAAGTTCAAAGATTAAAATTAATTATTTTTTTGAATGTTTTAGAAAAATAATTATATTGGTTATATTTATAATGGATTTTGTTGCATCCCAGTATAACAAGACGATCCCGTCTAAATCTACTTTTAGTCCCTCCGATCACCAGTTAGAATATAAAGACGGAGAAACTATAAGATTCGAAATACCACCATTTCAATCTTTCATAGATCCTAGACAAAGTTATTTAACATTTAAAGTTAGGGTTGATGATTCACCCGCTGTGGTTACATTTAGTAAAAAGTGCGGCATACATAGTATTATAGATCAGTTGCGTATTTACGATATGAATAGTAATTTGCAAATGGAAACGATACAAAATTACGCAGAACTGGCAGAAAAACTACACTATTATAGTGAAAATAAAACTATTAGAAATAAGCGTGGTCTTACTGAACTTTTAGAATATCCATCACGTCATTTTGACGGAGAACTTTATTCTAATCACCCCGCACGTAATGCTGATAAGAGTATGCTTTTCAATAGTTATACCACTGGTAGTGAAGCATCTTATACTTATTCAACTAAAATTACTGATGATCCTAATACATGTGAAGTTGCTGTGCCTCTTTATAGTGGTGTTTTAGGTAATCTTTCAAAAAAACTCTTTCCCGCTGGATTACTAACAAAAGGGCTTCGCATGGAGTTAGATACAAACTCGGCTGAAAAAGCACTTAATCTTTGGTCGGGAGATGGTATTTGTGAAACTAATGGAGCAGTTAGTACTGATGTAAAAGATAGTTGCCGTTTTGGTATTGTTGGTGCTGGTGGTGGTGCTGGTGCGGTAACACACGTTGATCTTTATTGTGAGAAAAATGCGGGTTTCGATCAGATCGTAGCACAAGCGGCGGGTGCTGGTCAAACACCTACACAAGCAGCAATTGATGCGGGTGTACGTCCCGTTAGAAATCAAGCAACGGGTGCTATGAACCTTCAAGTAGGTCATATTCTACGTGGATTTACTAATGCTAATCCTCCCGTTCTTAAAGATATTGGTACTATTACAAATATTGAATGTAATGCTGGTGAAAATGCTGGTGGTTTAGTTAGGGTTAGAGTTAGTGTAACTGCTGCTGCTGGTGCTTTGGGTAATGAGTTTGTTGGCGGTGCTGGACGTGATGCTGCTGGTGCGGCACAAGACGCAGACAATAATAGTTGTTTTGTAAGTAAAGATGGTATTTTTACTTCTACTCCACGTGTAGTTATGAGTGATGTTAAATTAGTTCTTAAAACTGCCGCACCACCCGCTGACTATGTTAATAAACTGGCAAAACAAACACAGACAGAAGAAGGAGCAGTTCATGATTTCCTTACTTATAGTTGTTATAGAAATAATACATCAGCATCAGAGCAAGTGGTTCAACTTCACATGCCAGTAATTAATCACATGGCTACAAGTTGTCTAACTCTTTGTACTGAAAGTGGTTTAGGAGAGAAACTTTATAATGATAATTTAGGCACTATTACGGATAATATTGATAATTATTCATTTTTAGTAAATAATAAATTACAGCCTACCCGCCGTGTTGAAATGGCTGGTGTTGATGCAACCCCACCACGTGTAGAACAAGTAGCATTATTTGAAACTGAAAAGGCACTTTCATCTTCACGCTGTATGGTACGTAATTTAGAACGTCAATCAGAGAATCTAATTATTGGAAGGGCACTGGCACTTTATGGATCTGTCTATAATCTAAAAGCAGATGGTAATTTAGGACTACGTGTAGAATATTCTACCACAACTCCACCTACTAAAAATAAACTATGGATTAATCAAATTGCCGCTGTTCGAAGATTAGTTGTTAATAGAGATGGGGCTTCTATCATCTACTAATTTTAGAAAAAAATTATATTTTTGACTTTAAAAAAATATAATTCATGTATATATAAATGAATACACGAAGGCAAGTAGTTCAATTGAACCCAGTTAATACATCTTCATCGGGTCTTTTTGGTGATCGCACTGGGCTTACGCAAATTGTGTTTGAGATTCCGTCTGCACCTAAAATCATGAATGGAAAAAGTTTAAGAATTAGCGGCAAGTTTGAGGTCAAATTGGGCGATGGTACTGCCCCACAGAACGCAGAAATGTTTTGCGGTAATTCAGTAAATCCAGCAATTGCTCCCGTAAATGATGTGTACATAGATGGACGTACGGGTGTTTCATCTGTTATAGAAACACTTTCAATTCAGTCTTTATCTACTGGAGGCACTTATTCTACAATTAAATCATATAATAGATTGTGTGCTTCACTTATGGCTCTCAACGAATCACAGAATGCTTATCTTAATGGCGGTGTTGATAGTATTTATGGAGGTTTAGGGAAGGATGTTTCACAAGCGAAAAAATGCGATCGTCCTTTTGAGTTTGCTATTCCACTTTTAGACGGCTTATTGCAGGGAGTTCCCGTAGATTTATCACTCGTCGGGGGGCTGCGTGTAGTAATCACCCTCGCCCCATCTAATTATGTAATTAATAACAATAGATTTAGGCAGTCTAATTCTACTGCTGGTAAAACTGATGGTGGAGCATATTATGAATTGTCTGATCTCCGTTGTTCTTTTGAAGCAGAAACTGGTGATGAAGCATTCCAGCAGTCATTAGCAAATAATAAAAATGGTGTTCTTACCTACAATACTTACACAGCATTCTACAACGTTATTAATGGAAACGATCATAATTTAAGTCTTAATATTAATACTGGCAGAACATTAGCCGTGATTTCTAATCTCATTCCATCTTCATTTGTTAATAGTTATGATTTTGATAGTCAGCGAACATTTCAGCCACTTCAAGCAAAAGCGGGTATATTAAAGAGAAATATTCAAGTAGAAGATGTTATATTTACAAAAGGTGGTTTACGTATTCCATTAGATTTTGAGGTCAAAAGTGAAACTCCACAAAGTGAAGGTGTAGCAGATTCAGCAAAAAATAAGGTAGAACTTAATGCTATTAGAGCAGAATGGAGATTAGCAAATGCTGTAAAATCTCTCAAAACTGAACTTTCAAATGATGTTGGAGCGGGTAATACATTTGTCGGTGCTGGTGGTAAAGCACGTTTTGATAGAGAAAGATATTCTATTTGTGAAGAAGACAAAATCCAGCAGTATAATATTGGTGTTAATTACGATCATATTTCAGAGAATGGTATTAATTTTAAGGGCACACCATTTGGTATGCGAATTAAGATGGTTGCTCCATCGGGTGCTAATGTAAGCCCACATTCATTATATCTATTTGTTAAACACAAAAATAGCATCATGATACAGAACGGGGCTGTTTCAGTAATGAATTAATTTAGCAAATTGGAGAGAAAAATATAATATTAAAAAAAATGTTGAATTAAAATATTTTAATATTATATATCAAATGAGTAGCGGAAGAGCACTACCCCCACTTTTACGTACAGCCCCTATGGAGCGTCCCGTAAATCAAGATGTAAATACTGATATTTTATTTCCAGTTAATTTTTCACAGCAAGGTTGTAAGTTTGTGTTCGATAATAAAGGCATATTAGACTCAAATACGCAACTTAATTTGAAGCAAGTTGTAGTTAATTCAGCAGCACCTAATGTAGATACTAATTCATATCTCCCTACCTCAACTGGCAGTTGTGCTATGGTTAGACGTGCCTATTTAGAAATTGGCGGCAGACGTGTTAGTGATTTAGCACAAGTAGGTCATTATAATACGTGGAAAAAACTTCACATGTCTAATGAATACAAGAAAGGTGTAGTTCATGTAAAACAAGGAGGAAATGATATTTTTGTTGGTTCTGCGGCAAGAACTATTGATGCAAATAATGCTACATCAATTAAAGCACGTGGTTTTGCTGCTCCCTATGGTACACTGGGAAGAGAAAGTGATGAGTTCGCAAACGTTCAGCAGACATCAGCAACTTTTGGTCTTCAAGATGCTTTTAAGACTGATACTTCTGATCCCGCTGGAAGACTTATTACAGCATCACAGAGAACCAGTCCATCCTTCACAATCAGTTTAGGACAACTTATTCCTATGTTGGCTGGTGGAGTTCAGTTGCCCCTTTTTGCTATACGTGAAGAGGTTGCCCTAGTATTAGAATGGGCTGATGATACATTCGGTCATAGATTTTATCCTCCACGCCGTGATAGTGCTGGAAATGTTCTTAATGCTAATAATTGTACTTCAACTATGATTGAAGCAGATTGTTTCCTTATGTGTGATTATCTCTTTTTCCCCGATCTTATGCAAGAACTGGCAGAAGAAATTATGCAGCGTGGTGGATATGATGTCCCATACACAGAGCAGATAGTTCAAGAAAATATGCTTATTACTGGTGCTGCTGATACAGCATTCAATCAAAATTATCAGTTGGCTATGGGAGGCAAAAAGGTTAAACATATTATAGTACAGAAAGAATTAGTTGATGGTGCTAATGAAAGTATTAATAATTTAGGTAGATATAATAGTTTAGCATTTAGATTTGGAGAGGATATTCAGTTGAATATTGATAGTTCAAATTATTATTCTCAATCTCTTTCTAATGCTTCATTGCAGAAACATGAAGCAGATATGGTTGAAGGTGTGCCCCTTCAATTGTGCGATTACAGATATAGTTGGTTTAATCAAGTAGATAATACGGGTGCTATTGCTGGTAATTCAGTAGGTCTTACTGATAGACTGGTCAATACTCACTCACAAACCGCAGAAGTAGGCAGTCAACACTGGATCGGCATTAAATTAGAAAACTCCTTCGGTCAAGGTATGAGAATGAGTAATATTCCTATAATTTATACTACACGCTCAAAGAGTGGTGTTGGATTGGCTGCGGCAGATCAAGACACACAGCGTAGAGTTAGATTCTTTATTGGAGTTCAAAAGGTAGTTAATATATCACAAGGATTAGTCACTACAATCGAATAAATAATATAAATTGATAATTATTAAATTATATTATTTTTTTGCTGCTTTTTCTGCCTTTTTCTTCAAATAATATGCTCTTTTTTTTTCTAATATTTTCTCTCTATTAGCATCATAATATTTTTTACTGGCACGTTGGGTATTTTCTCTCCCCTTCTGTGTAGATTGATAAGTCTTCATATATTGTTTTTGTTTGTTATTTTTATTAGAAATATATTCAACCAGTTCTTCTTTCGATAGTTCGCTTAAATCCATCGTTATATTATTATAATGAGATAAATTATTTTTAAATCTATTTCTTTTTATTCTTTCCACAACAAAACATTTGCTCCATTTTAGGCATACGCTTTTTTGGCTTCTTTTGTGTGGCTATGACTGCTAAATAATCTGTTGGTGGTTCAATTTTCCCATTTACACAGCACGGAGAAGGATTATCTAATCTTTTTCTCGCAACCTTAAAAGTTTTTATTTTTCTGTCCCTTTTCAACTTTTTAAACATTTATATTATATCATGATAAAATATAATGAGTTTAGTATTTCTCAAAAGCAAAAATAACGAAACTTCTGCGGAAGGCAACCCTCATACGCCCAGCAGATTTAGTAATTATTTCACACAGCCATTACATTTAGAACCTAATTCACAAGTTGCACTGGTCAATACTCAATTTCACGCAAAAGAAGGTGCTGAATTAGAAAATGGGGCACAGACACTATATACACGTATTGGAAATGAATATATGAATCCTATTTTAGAATATCCCCTAAAAGATCTTTATATTTCAAATTGGGAGGATTACATGAATCAAATAGCACGTGCTATGAATATGGTAAGTATTGATGGTAATTTTAATCATCAATTAGAAAGAGTTAGTCAGCCCACATCAATTACACATAACGGCAAAACTTCCGACTTCAACGCACAAGCAGTATTTGAAACTGGATATAATGCGTGGTTTTCAAATAATGATAAAAGAGCGTTTACACGTTTGGTACAGCGTGGAGTAAATGATGATGTATTTAATCAAGGTTTTAATTGTTTAGGTGCTAATCCACAGATTAATTATAATGCAGCGGGAGGGGCTGGTATTGTCCCCGCTGGTATTAATTTGGGTAGTGGTGATAGTGCTATACAATTTGTAGATGCTGGTATTAAAAGAATAAATAGTAGTAAAACTACACCATTAACTGCTCCTAATCCTCCTACATTATTTGGTAATCCATCTAATGCTCTTACACCCCGTATGTTAGGTGGTGGAGGTATTAATCCCGCAACTTCATTTTATAATACCCAGTGGGCGTGTAATAGACTAACTGGTTCAGCATTAGATTATGGGCGACCACTAACTGATCCACCATCTCCTTTTGGTAATGATAATGGTGTGGATAATAGTGAAATTGCTTTTAATAATGATAATGGTTCTTATGCTCTTCTCATGTTTGATGGTGGTATTAAACAATATACTACACAAGGCACTCCTAATGCTGTGCCCGAACTAAATGGTGGAGGTCATCAGTTTCCTTCTTCAAATGAAAGTGGTGGCTATGCTGTAATTACACGTGATATGTTAAGTAAAGCATCTGCTGATGTATATACTCCCGCTGCTGCCGTAGGAGCAACAAATGAAGGTAGAGTTGGATTAACTGCCAGTTGTTTTGGTGTACATAGTCAAGATTTCATCAATAGATATTGGGCTTCAAATCCCGCTGATAGTAGGCGTATATTTTTAGAAAATTGTGATCTTTCAATTAGTGATAGTCCTACTATACCACAACACGCAGCAGCAAGATACATATTAGGTGTTAGATATAAATGGCGTGGAGCAGCACCTAATTTAAGATTAGTAGCACAAGCAGAAATATTAGATATTAATGTACCAGCAACAGAATCCGAATATGTTGAAGTTGGAAGAGAATTAGATTTATATAGATTGTGTGCTGGTCAAAATACAGCCGTAAACCCACCCGCTGCTTTTGGTGGAGGTTCTACTTATGATATTAATATTACTGGTGGTGCTAATACAAAAGCACGTCTTATTTGGAGATTTAGATGGATTAGTCCATATCAAATGACTATTGAGTTTTGTTTTGAAATTGATGGAAACCCCGCTGGTGCTTATAGAGTAACTACTGATGAACCATATTTACCCGCTGGTGCTAATACAGATCCTACTGCTAATTGGTGCACATTATATACTATGAATCTAGGCGGAGATAATGGGGCAAATGGGGCATCTTATTATTTTCCTTCATGGCATGGAGGTATGTGCGTTGTAGATTACCCTACGAGAAATAATCAATTTTCTTATAGTAAAGGCTTTTATGATTTGAGATATGAATACAGACTAAAAGAAGGTTTAGCAGCAATTAATGGTGTAACAAATGCCGTTGATGGTAATGCTATGCCTTCATTAGAACAAACACGCTTTTTTAGTGGAGGCGATCCATTTCCCAGTGGTGATTATGATATAATTAATTACACTATGTGTAAGGATCAGACGGGAGGAGTAGCAGATACTCCACTATTAATTAATACAGATCCCGAAAAGTTTGGAGCAACTGGATTAAGTGAAAAGAATATATTTTGGTTGGTTAATACTATCGATAATTTAGCAGATGCACAAGACTGGGCGGCATTTGGTGATGGACTAAATAATGCTCCTCCTATGTTTGATGTAGGACAGCCCGAACTATTGAATTGGGGTACAGAGTTAGGGTTAATACCTCATAGTGAATGTATATTGCAGTATGATGAAGATATAGATAATTTAGGAAGTCCTTATGAAATATACGGACACAATCCATCGTATGCTCTTCAAGTAGGAAATGCTGGATTAACTCTTCATTATCAAATAACTAATCTGCCTATTGCTTCACAGAATGGAGTTGTTGCTTCAACAAATAAAACAATTTATGTTGTGAATACAAGAAATGAAGATAGACAAACCAGTAATACTACTGCTGGTGGAGGTAATACTGGTGATTGGTATGCTTATGAACCACATGAAAAACTCTACGTTGATTTGAATAATTACTCACCTTTGGATCTTAATTCGCTTTCAGTACTTATTACAAACGACAATAATGTAGAAGCAACTGATAATTTAGCATACTTTACAGATTTAGTTTTATATTTTAGACAGAAACCCGCAAATCAAGGATTTAAACAATTTGCTAATCAAGTGGGACAAGCCCCCGTTAATTTAGATCCTTCCTCTCCATACTTTCAAAATATAGAAAGAGTTTAATTTATTTTCTCTGTTAATATTATAAGGAAATGGAAAACATTTATGTTGGTAAAAGAATGGTAAATAAAAAATTACCTAAAACATTTTTCTCTCCACAAGCCGTGAGAGATAGAAAGTTTGGAGATGCTTATGAAAAAATATTTAAGAAAAAAATAGAAGGTTGGTTTGGTTGCCAGTTTGACGCTGGAAAAAGTGGTTGGGAGCAAATTGATTTTATTAATAAAGAAAATAAAATTGCTGTTGAACTAAAAACAAGAAGAACTAAAAAGTGGGATTATTTAGATATTATGCTGTCTAAATCAAAATATACCGCAGCACGTAAACTAATGAGAAAAGGTTATAAAGTATATGTATTTTGGAAGTTTAGAGATGATCTCTGCTTTTGGAACGTCCCATGCTTATTAAAAAATATAAGACAAGATTTAGGCGGACGTATGGATAGAGGTTATAATGAATCTGCAAAATGTATTTATATACCCACAGCAATATTAGAAGACTATAAGAAATATCCCACATATATAGATTATATGGAAACAAATAAAATAGTAAATGTTTAGAAAAATTAAAAATTGTAAAAATATTTTTAATCTTTTTATAATTATATAATGGACGCAGAAACGGCAAAACTCTTTCCCGAAGTCAATCCTAATATTGATGAGATAATTGAACGTGAAAAGGCAGTAGATCCTAATAATGTTATTGTAGAAGATAAACTAAATGCTGATTTGGAAGTAAAGGAAAAGACTGGTCATAAAGATATTTTTGTAAAGAAGAAAAAGGTTCAATTTAAAGATGATGGAGAGAAAAATGTAAAAATAGAAGTGGAAGAAAAACCTAAAAAATATTCACATTTGGCGGCAGCAAGACAGAAGGGTATTGAAACAAGACGTAGAAAAGCAGCAGAAAAAAGAGCAGCAAAAGAAGCAGAAAAAGCAAAAAAGGCAGAAGAACGTGCCGCAAGAAAGGCAGCAACTATGGAGAGAAATAGACAAAAGGCAAGAGAAAGATATTATAAAAATAAACAAAATAAAAAAGAAATACCTAAAAAAATAATTGAAGATACAAAACCACGTGGTGTTATTAATAAAATGCAACAAGCACAAAATCAAAATAATATGGATTTTAATACATTCGCAAAATACATGATGAAATACGAGCAAATGAAAGAAGCATATAATACACAAAAAAAGAAAGCAATAGAAAAAAAAGCAGAGAAAAATGTAAAAAAGAAAATGCCTACTAATAGTTATAATTCACCTAATTATCCATTAGCCCATCTATATAATCCTAATTTAAGAAACTCAAATCAATATTTTTAGATTTTTTATATATTTAGTAATTATATATAATGAATAAAAACTCATTAGATGTTCTGCCAGTTAAACCAGTGGAGAGTAATGAAAAAAGAAAAATACATCCTATACTACCACAAATAGATAGAAACAAGGGATTTTTATTACTACTTTTGGGATCGGTAAACAGCGGTAAAAGCACTCTGATTGCAAACCTACTTCATAATAAAAATATGTATGGCGGCAAAGAATCGGCATTCGATGGTGGTGTTTTTGTTTTCTCTCCATCAATTGAGATGGATGATACTATGAGATTTGTGAGAGAACATTTTGAAACTTATAGTGAATATAATGAAAAACATTTACAAATGATAAAAGATAGACAAATGGAGTATGGTAAAGGTAAGATGCCTAAAATAGCAGTAGTGGCTGATGATGCTGTTGGATTTTTACCACGATCATTTTTTAATTTCGCAACAAAGTACAGACATATTAACGCAAACGTGATCCTTTCCGTTCAAAACTTTCGGGCACTTTTACCACAAGCAAGATCTAATGCTAATCATGTTATTATTATGAATGGATGTTGCAACGAGAATGAATGGGATAAAATATTGGAAGAATATGATGGGATCTATAAAGGGACACTTACTTATATGTATAAAACATTTGCAAAAGAACCATATTCATTTTTATATTTAAAATTACGTACAACACCCGCAGAAATGTACCTTAATTTTCAACAAAAATTGAATTGGAAGAAATATAGAAAAATAGCAAGAGAATATAAAAGTCTAAAAGATTTAGAGAGTGATGACGAAGAAAATATGGAAGATGGAGAGAAATTATACTAATTTTATAATATTTATATTATTTATATAAATACTATGAATACACAACTTATATATTGTAGTAAAGGTAAGGCACAAGTTAGTAATGAAGAAGATGGTACATTTTTTAATCAAATTGGTAGTGGTATTGTAGTAGATGAAGGAGATGAAATATCCGTAGAACAAGTATGCATCAACGCAACTGGTATTGGAGCGGATGTTATAGAAGTGCCTAATAGAATACAAGGATACGAATATTCTTCATCTTCTATGGTGTTGAATTGTTGGTATTATATCAATCAAAATTACCGATATATGAATTGTTGCCCTCCTAATAATATGACTCAAGCAACAGATATAGTAACTACTATTACGGCAGAAGATTATGGGACAATATCGGATACTTATACTTTTCCAGCGTTGCCTATTCAAAATCTTCAAAATAATAGTGGCATGAATAATAAGGTTATGGGTAAAAGATTTTATGTTGGTGCGTGGTTTAGCAATCCACAAGATATAAGAGAAGGTAATATGTATCCACCGAAAGCCGTTGGTGGTGTTAGGGTATATCCTACACAAGAAGGACATAATTGGAGTTGTTTAGAAGGCAATTTAAGATTTGATGTAGATAAAGGATATGATAGTCCTTCAAATATTGCTGAAAAAATAACAACAGATTTTCATAGTGCTAATGCCTCCGTTCAAGATATATATAGTGATATTGGATTAATAACAGCAAGATTCGCACAATTAACACAAGCCGACGCACGTCCATTAGGTGTTTTTGATGAAGATACATGTTCAGTAACTATTAATGCTATGCACGGATTATACACAGATCCTACGGGTTCTAATTTTTATAGTGGTCTTTTTGGTACTAATAATCCTATGTATTTATTTTATGGATCAAGATTATTGAGTAAATACACTATTGATGGTGGTAGTGGAGCAAAAGCAAATACTTATCTATCTACAATAGCAACTTCTCCACCACACGACAACGAGATTTATATATTATTAGATCTTCCTATTTTAACCCCACCAGCACCTCAACCGACAGAAGTTACAATACCCGCTGGATATTTACTTTGCTCTAATTTATTATGGAATGAGAGCACCATAGAGATATTGGAAAAGTTTATGAAAACACAAAAGATATTGGAAAATGCTGCTACTTTACCTTTAACAACTAATGATTTAGAATCATTAGCAGTAAGAAGCAATTATTTTTTACCTATTCAATTTGGAAAGTTTAAATCTAATCAAGTTTCACCTCCTACAATTTGTCTTCAATCACCAGTGACTGATCCAGCAACGCAACCCGCAGCACATGATGATACTTTTAATGCGTCTGTATTTTTTGATGCTCCATCCTATGATGAATATGTACTCCCCGATACATTTGAAGCAAATGGATTTTCAGTAGATGATGCTTTTATTATTACATATAAAGGCGTTCAATATACAGCAAGAGATTTAGCACGTAAACTAAATCTTCAAATCAAATGTATTAATACGGGCACAAGTGGAAATAATGAAAGGGCAATAGCATTAATGGCTAATTCATCACGTTCAGTATTTAATAAAAGATTTTATGCGGGAGAATATTTTTTGGTTGATATAGGGTTGCATAATAGAAGAGTGACACAAGCAAATATTATCAATCCAGCATTAATAAATGGAGGCACTAATACTAATATTGATGATTACGCAAAACAAATGCAGATTGGAGCACCTAATATGAATATGGTTTTTGATAGTGTTAGATCAAGATTTGGTATAAGTAATATGAGTTTTCCACGTATATTAGATAATGCTGGTCTATCAACGGCAAATGCCAGTGCTGGTCAATTGGCTATTACATCTAACTATAATGGTTTTCCTCAACCCGAATATCAAAATGCGACACAACCAGCAATACCTTATACATTTTATTCACAGAGTGGATTAGGCATACATACATTATCGGTAGTTACAGAAGATGGTGAAGTATTGAAAATAGATCAATTTGACGATGATGATATAAAACAAAAATATACTAATTCAATTTTGGATAGAATGGGATTTACTTTTAGACAATTAGCAAATTGGTATGGTGGTGATCCATCATTTTATTTTATTCAAAAGAATTATGAAACAACTAAACCAGTAGTATATGCTAATGCTTTTCCCTATCCTTTGACGAATAATTTAAGATTTGATACAGCCTTAAATCAATCATTATCAGTAAATAATAATAATCTTCCTATGTTTGATTTACAAGCACAGAGAGGATTTTTTAATATAAATATTCAATCAACAAGTGATACATGTTTTGCGGTAAATCTGCCTATTAAACTGGTCACACCATTTTATTTGGTAAAAAGTGATATATTCGAAGGAGATGTTGCATTCAATAGTGAAAATAATGGAGCAACTGAAAGTATAATGATATGTACTAATAAGGCATATACCAGTGGTGATTATGCTTACTCATTTGGTACACAATATACTTTCAAGGCAACTAAATCATTTGTAATAAGTGGTATTAAAACGGCAATATTAAAACCCGATTTAAGTCCAGCAGAAATAGATAATGGTACAGCAGTAATATATAAAGTTGTTAAACCAGTAAAGTTTTTTCAAGATCTACAACAAGAACAAATGAAGATTGCTGGAGAGAAAAATAAAAAAGAACCTAAAAGTTAATCCTTTTTTGGTTCTATAATTACATTTTTATTTTTGATTTGTGGTCTATCACCACAGAATAAAAAATCAGCATATCTGTCACCGAAATCCCGAAAGTTCAACCAGCAACTTCTATGTATAGGTCTAACTACGTCATCATTCCACTTTGCAAACTTTTTAATCTTTTTTTTACATAATACACAAAACCGATTATTTTTTTTATCCATTTATTATATATGGATAAAAAAATAACAGACAGAGAGAAAAAAGAGAAAAGACGGGCATACATGAAAAAATATTATTTAAAACGTAAATATCAGTTGGGCTGTGGTAAGACAACACGCTCTGAAAAGAAGTTAAAAGAATTAAATATTAATAAAGGTTTAGTAAAACAACGGGGAGAGTTTATAGTTAATTTTCAGTAGCATTTGGATCTTTTTTGCTTCTATTAGATTTATGATTTCCTTTTTTTTTCATTTCCACACACTCTGAATCTTTTAACCATATTATGTCACGTGGAAGGTTCATTTTATAACAATAATAGAAGCAATCAAAACAACAAGCACTTTTCCATTTATCAACGGGTTTTCCATCAACTAATTTTTTAAAATGAATACGCTTACGGGGGATTATGATTTGGATAGGATTTTCACTATCTTCAAATAATTTTCTAAAATATTGGGTATTCATTTTTGCGGTAGGCATAATCAAACAAAATGGTTTATCAATTTCCTTCAAACGTGTAAGAACTTCTTTTGATTTACTGAATGGTATATTTGTAATAGTAATATCAAAATGATCGGGTTGATATTTGAAAAAGTCATACTCGGGATATGGATTATGTATAACATTTTTCATACCTAATTCACGTAGATATTCTGCGGACTTTCCATCCCCATAGAATGCTTCCCATATAACCTTATCTTTATATGGTGCTAAATAATTCTTAATATTCTCCCACGCATATTTGGGGGTCATATAACTATCATGTTTTACCATTTGGGTATTTGGGTGATATATGGCGGTCATCTTATTATCTATATTATCGTGAGATTTTTTTTTATTCAATTTATTTGTTTTGGATCGGTTCATAACAATTTGGGAGAAGGGCATTTGTGTATAAATAGTACGGGATATTTTAAATCAATTTTATTTTTTGATGGGGGCGGGGTTGAAGTTAGGGTTCGGCTGAATACCCGTAT